CTCGGGCGCACCTACGACGGGTGCGGCCTCGGGCTGTGCGGACACCTCCGTGACTGTGAGCGCGCCTGGCGGCGCGACCGTGGGTATCCCGACCTGCGCGGATTCCGGCGAGCCTGATCAGCTCGCTGTCGAGTCCGGCATCGGTGACCCCGGCGCTGCCCGCACGGACACCACACCCGAAACCGACTACAAGCGAGAGCGCGGATTCACCCCGACTGGCGTCGGACTCGATTCGTCGAGGCCTCTGGACTCGTGTATCCCCGGGTACGGGTACGGGTACAGGTCGGGAGTCCGGGTAGGCAGTAGGGAACAGGAAGAGGGCAGGGAGCAGGTCGGGCAGGCAACCACCTCACCTGCAGGCTCGAAGAAGCGCAAGCGAAGGAAAAGGAGCAGGAGATGACAGACGAGCATGCACAATTGCTAGACAGGCTTGAGGATGCGATAGGTGCACTAGTTGCGCAGAGGCATGGGCCGGGGAGGCTGATCGGGGCGTGGGAGATCATGATCGAGACGATCGATCCATCTCGTCCGGACTTGACGGCCTGGATGACAGACGGTCGCGGCTCGATGCTGGCGCGGCGCGGCCTCATCGAGGTGTGCCGTGATCAGTACCGGGGTGACATCGAGGATGTGGACTGACGATGAGTAGGACGATGACTGGCGAGGTGTGCCCGGTGACGGGAGAGCCGTTGATGCCGGGTGAGTATTTGTCGCGCGGGGGTGCTGCGCGTCTGAGGGTTGCGACTCAGGGCCTACCTGGCCTCATGGCGGATCTTGAGTACATCACTTCTCGTAAGTCTGTTCAGGGTGAGGCGGGGGGTTCGTCGGGGCATTCGACGTCGTCGCCTCCGATCCGGCTCGCTCTCATGCTTGAGGTCGACGAGATGGCCTCGTCGTTGCAGACGTGGGGTGACGAGCTGATTCGTCTCGTGATGGGGCCGAAGTACTGTGTGCCCGCGAGGGATTGGCGGATGGTTGCTCAGTTGTTCGCCGCGCACGAGGATCGCGTGCGGCGTTGGCCTCTGGCGCAGCAGTGCGCTGACGAGGTGTTGTACTCGATCAAGAGGCTTGAACATCTCGCGGCTCCGGCGCACGCGCGACTCGTGTTCGTCGGCAAGTGCCCTCGTTGCAGCGCTGACTTGCTCGCGCGGGAGGGTGCTGATGAGGTGAAGTGTCGCGAGTGCTGGCAGCAGGTCGACTGTCGGACGGCCGTCGTGTTGATGATGGCCGAGGCGAAGCGGCTTGCGCTGCCGCGTCCGCGTGCGACCAGGGTCGCTGAGCTGATCGTCGGCAAGCCGATCAAGGATGCGACAGTGCGGTCGTGGTGTCAGCGGCGGAAGCTGCGGCCGGTCTCGCCGGAGGTCGGGTACCGCAAGTACAGGGTCGCCGACATCGTCAACCTAGCGTCCTGAAAGGAGTCACCCCCGGGTAGTGCTGCCAGCACCCGGGGGGTGGTTCGTACCCGGAGGGGCTTTGCGACTACCCCGGGGGGTGCGTGCAAACACCCCTGGGGGTGTTCTGTACCCGGGGGAGGTCTGAAACCACCCCCGGGGGGTGTTGTGAAACACCTCGGGGGCAGGTCTTGCGAAGATCGTGCAACGGTGTATATTTCTAGTGTGGCCTTCCGCGTAAGTGGGGGGCCATTCGAGTTTGCGGCGAGGGGGTGGCGCTCATGGTGTCCTCCCGGACGGGGACAAGCCAGTATCGGCATTGGCGCAAGCGAGTGCTCGCAGCCGGGAAAGCTGCTGGCATCACGCACTGTTCGTCCTGTGGCGTCGTGCTTGATTATGTGAACACGCGGACGCCGGCGTCGGCTGAGCCTGATCACATCCTTCCTCATCGTTGGGGCGGCAAGAACGTCCTCGAGAACGGTCGAGTACTGTGCCGTCGCTGTAACCAGTCGCGCGGCGATCGCGTGAACGCGCCAAAACGGCAGGCTCGGCCATCCTCAGTTGACGTTGATTGGTGAAAAGGCCCTGTTTGCGGCGTGATTTCAACGGAGATAGGGGCACCTCCCCCGCCCTCCCCGGGCATTCGCTCCCACAGAGGTATAGCGCCATACCCCCCCGCTTTCAGGCGGGTTGAGCTGGAAAAACGCTGACCGACCGTGTTTGTTTGGCGCGCGGCCACTGGGGGCGTCTGGTGGGGTGATGGCGCTCGCGGTAGTCGTTATTCGTTGGTTTTTGGCGGTTTAGGGGGCGGAGTGGCGAAGAAGAAGGCGGATGCGAAGAAGGCGGAGGCGTTCGATGAGCTTGAGGCCAGGAAGAAGCTGCTTGATCTGACTCTCGCGTCCCTCGAGTACGCCGAGTTCGATAAGCGCGCACCCCTGATTCGTGAGGCGCGCGCTCTGATTTCGGAGATTTCAGGTACCTCGGGGGCTGCGGTCCCCGAGTCGGTGAAGGGAGAGGGGGGCCAGGTTGTCGATTTCCAGCAGAGATTGGCGAAGCATCGAGCAGGCTCCCCGGCTGCGGGTCGCCGTTGATCGCCGCGCCAAGTCCTTCGGTGAGCTGGCTGGAGAGTTCGCGTCGACCTTCGGGCTGACGCCCGATGCCTGGCAGCAGCTCGTCCTTGACGACTGGCTCGCAGCCTCGGCCAAGGATGAGTGGAAGCACCCCGTCGCTGGGCTGTCCGTCCCGCGACAGAACGGCAAGAACGCGCTTCTCGAGATGCGCGAGCTCTTCGGTATGGTCCTGCTCGGTGAGACGGTGATTCATTCTGCGCATGAGGTCAAGTCGGCACAGGCGCACTACAGGCGGTTCAAGGAGTTTTTCGGGAAGAAGGCCGACGACGAGGCCGCTCGATACCCTGAGCTAAACGCGATGGTCGAGCAGGTCCGCAACGTCAACGGCCAAGAAGCGATCATCCTCAAGAACGATCCGTCGCGCGGCTGGCACGGCGGCTCCCTGCGCGTCATCGCTCGCTCGAAGTCCTCGGGCCGCGGCTTCACCGCTGACCTGATCGTCCTCGACGAGGCGCAGGAACTCACCGAGGATGCTCTCGAAGCAATCACGTCGACCGGCTCGGCCGGCCACCTCGGCAACTCCCAGGTGCTGTACACGGGCACGCCGCCCGGTCCGAACGCGAACGGCCAGGTGTTCGAGCGCATCCGAGACCAGGCGCTCTCCGATCATCCCGGCGCGATGTGCTGGCATGAATGGTCAGCCGATCCAGATAAGCCGCTGCGCATGGACGACGTCAAGACCTGGGAGGCCACAAATCCGGCGTTGCTCGCGGGACGCATGAAGCGCGCGTTCATCGAGCTTGAGCGCAAGACGCTGTCGGATGAGGGCTTCGCGCGCGAGCGCCTCGGGATGTGGCCAGCGAACGCGGGCGCATCGCGGGCTATCGACCCGACCACCTGGGACGCGACAGCGGCAGAAGCGCCGTCTGATGGCATTCGCTCGTTCGCTGTCGCGTTCAGTGCGGACGGTAAGCGACAAGCGCTTGCGGGCGCAATGAAAACCGGAAGCGGCCCCGACGTCCGCTTCCACGTCAACGCCATCGACACATTCAGCGGATCAACGGTCGACGGCGTGAAGGCCGTCGCCGACTGGCTCGCCACCCGAAAGGATCGGACCGCGCAGATCAACCTCGTCGGCGGCTCCGGCGCGTCGGCGCTCGCGGACGCTCTGCAGGTCCGTGGGGTGCCAGCAAAGATCGTGCACATCATGACGACTCGCGAGTATCTCGAATCGTGCTCGATGTTTTTCGAGGGGCTGCGCGACGGGCGGATCACGCACCCGATCAGCGATCCGCAGGACGCTCTCAACTCGGCGGTGGCCGTGTGCGATAGGAAGATTCGCGCCCGCGACGGCGCGTGGGGATGGGAAGCGTCAATCCCTGATGGCGATGAGACTCCGCTAGAGGCCGTGTCTGCGGCTGTTCTGGCGGCTAAGACAACCCGGCGCAGGCCGGGCAAGAAAGCGAGAGCCCTGTGAGTGCCAAGAAGTTCATGCTCGCGACCCCGGTGTCGTTCTCGGCTCCGGTCGTGCCGGGGCTGACGCCCGCAGAGCAGGCCGCTCTATCGCAGCTCGTCGAGCTGTGGCGCGTCAAGCAGCCCAGGAATCGACTGAGGCAGGCGTACCTCGACGGCGTCGTCCGCCCGGACAACCTGAATATCTCGGTGCCCGACGAGATGGTCGACCAGCTCGGCGCGGTCATCGGATGGCCTCGGAAGGTCGTGTTCGGCCTATCGGATCTGCTGATCTGGGACGGCGTCACCTCATCGACCGGCAGCGACAATCCCTTCGAGATCGACGACCTGCTGGCATCGACCGGCTTCGAGCTGGAGATCGCACAGACCATCCCCTCATCGCTCACGCACTCGGTTGCCTTCCTGACGCTTCGTAAGGGCATCGAGGCTGCGGGCGAGCCGCCTGTGATCATTCAGGGGCACTCGGCGGACTGGGCGGCGGGCCTGTGGGATCGCGTGCGTCGTCGCCTGTCCTACGGCCTGACGATCGACGACATCGACGACTCCGGACGCCCGACACGCTTCACCCTGTACACGGTCGATTCAACGTACATCGTCGAGCAGCAGGCCACCTCGGCGTGGACGATCGTGCATGCCGAACTGCACGGCCTTGGCGCGGCGATGATGGAGGCTTTGCCGTTCGAGCCGTCTCTCGACCGGCCGCTCGGGCGCTCGCGGATCTCGCGCGACGTCATGAGCATCACGCAGCGGGCGATGCGAACGGTTCTGCGTGAGGAGCTGGCGACGGAGCTGTTCACGGCTCCGGGAATCCTGCTGTCGGGTGTGGATTCGGATTTGATTGACGATCTGCGTTCGTGGGACTGGAAGCTGGGAACGATCAAAACTATCTCGTCCGGTGAAGAGCCGGAGGGGCCGAAGGTCACGGTCTTGCCTCAGCAGTCCTCGCAGCCGTTCACGGAGCAGATGCGTGCGCTCGCGACCGAGCTGTCGGGCGTGTCATCGCTGCCGGTATCCTCGCTCGGCGTCATTCAGGACAACCCTTCCTCGGCTGAGGCGCTGTATGCGGCGAAGGAAGAGCTGGTTATCAAGGCAAAGAACGCGCAGCGCGTGTTCGATGCCGCGCTGACGCGTGTTTATGCGCACGCGGTGATGATGCGCGACGGCCTTGACGAGATGACGTCGGAGCTGCGGTCCTTGGCGACGCGCTGGGGCGACCCCGCGCATCCGTCGATTGTCTCGCAGTCGGATGCGATCGTGAAGCAGATCAGTGCGATGCCGTGGCTCGCGCAGTCCTCGGTGGTCCTCGAAGAACTCGGTTATTCGGGGTCGCAGATCGCGCGCCTGATGTCGGACAAGCGCCGGGCGGAGGCATCCGGCCTCCTGGACCGCCTGTCCGCGCAGGACACCGCCTATACGGTGTCGCCGTCGCTGCCTGTTGAGCAGGCTGCGCCCACGTCGACGGGGGGGCTTGACACGTCGCGCGCGAAGGAAGCGTTCGACGCGCTCGGCGTTGCCGTGCGTGCTGGCGTTGATCCGCAGAGCGCACTCGAGGTGCTCGGCATGAGCGGCGTCAAGCTGACGGGCGCTGTGCCCGTGTCGCTGCGACTGCCGGAGGCGGACACGAAGGCGCTCGAAGAGAAGTAGGCGAGAAAGAAGGGGCGGCAGCGTGCATATCCAGGACGTGCAGCAGCTCGCGCGCACGCAGAACCGCGCGGGCGATCTCGCTGAGCGCCGGATAAAGGCGCTGTGGAAGAAGCTCCCCGTCGACGACGTTAACATGCTTGAGGACGCCCTGTACCAGCTGTATCCGCGCCTCGTGGAAGAGTCTGCCGAAGCGGCGGCGACGGCGGCACTCGAGTGGTACGAGAAGCAGCGCGAGCTCGGGGGAGTTGCGAGGGCGTATTCGCCGGCGATGCCGACGACCCTCGTCGATGAGAACGAAGCGGCGAAGATAGTCGGAGCGGCGCTCCGGGATCTGCGTGAGGGCGCAGGTCGCGCGCGGGTGCTCGCACGGCTAAGTGACGGCGCTCGCAAGCTCATCTCTGACGCCGGCCGTGCAACGACGCAGCACGCGGCCGAGGGCGACCCGAATAAGCCTCGCTACGCTCGAGTGCCCACCGGAGCAGACACGTGCGCCTGGTGCATGCTGTGGGCCTCTCGGGGCTTCGTCTACAAGAGCAAGGAAACCGCGCAGTTTAAGAGGTCGCACTTTAAGTGCGACTGCCAGATCGTCCCCTCGTGGGACCGTCACCCGCGCATTCGGGGCTACGACCACAAGCAGTACGAGCGAATGTACCAGCAGGCGGTCGATGACCTCGCTGATGAAGGCACAGGCACAGACGACATCAAGAAGATCACCGCGCGTATGCGCGAGCTGTTCCCCGACCAGCTGACAGACGGGCGCGCTCCACAACGGGTCTCCAACGACGGCACTCTCCAACGTAGTGTGATTGACCGAGATCGGCGCCGGGCGCTCGCCACTCTACAGGAGCGTGGCCTCGCTCCCGGGGTGGCGCGTAGACTCCCGCCGCGCGAGATGACACAAGCACCGAAGGATTGGCCAGATGATCTGCCGCCTGTGCGCGCGAAGGAGTGGCGTCACACCCTCTATGGGCTAGGCCATTCAGGCGGGCACCTATCGGGGTATGGGTGGCGGTTCGGGAGGACCGAGTTTCCCGCTGATTGGACGGCCGACGACATCTTGCGGGCAGGCGCTCAAGTGTTGCGCGAAAAGGGTGTCCGAGAGGGCGTCAACGTCGCGTCTGTCACTGGGCGAGTCAACGGTGTAACAATTCGCGTCGCGTATCGAAACGACGCGAAAGGATATCGCGTAAAATCAATAATTCCGCTTGAAAGGTAGGTACAATACGGCTATGGACACTGACGCGGTATCACAGTTCGTGCGCGACGCTATCGCAGCGCTCGATGTGCTGGGTGCGCGCGACGAAGCCGAGTATCTGCGTACGATGCTCGAATGCGACGGCCCGGACATTGACGGAGCGGTGTCGTCTCTCGTCAAGTACGGTGCCGTCACCGTTGCCTGGATTGATCGGCTTGCAGCGATCAACGATGCCGAGCGCGGTCTCTTCGATGAGGAACTCTCAGAGCTACGCGAGGGCATCGCCGCGAACGAGGCTCCAGCGGCGTAACCCAACACCACTACCAATCTTCCCCGTACCGAACACGGTGCGGGGTTTTGTTATGCCCGCGTCCGCAAAGGAAGCGGGAACCACGCTCTCCGCAATGGAAGGAAAACAAATGGCAAACACCACCGATCAGGATCAGGAGATCAAGGACGGCGCGCAGGCACCGGACGAAACCTCCCCCAACGCCGATACGGCCGTCCAGGACACCGAGAACGTCGACGCCGCAGAGGCCTCGCAGGAGGCCACGCAGGACGACGCCGCTGAGGACTGGAAGGCGCACGCCCGCACGTGGGAGCGCCGTGCAAAGGCCGACCACAAGCAGCTCGAAGTGCTCACGGAAGCGATCAACGGTAAGGACACCACCATCGAGGAACTGCGCTCTCAGGTCGCAGCCCTCGAAGCGCAGTCGCACCGAACGCAGCTGATCGCAGCTGCTGCCTCCGAGTTCGGCGTTCCCGCCGAACTCATCCACGGTGACACCGAGGACGAGATCAAGGAGATCGCGCAGCGACTCGCCGACTGGCGAGGCGCCACGACCGCCCCGGTCGTGCCCGCGCTCGCGGATTCGGGTGCTGGTGTTTTCCCGCCTCGCACGTCGTCTCTGTCTCTTGATGAGCAGATCGCGGCGGCTCAGAGCGCTGGCGACTTCAAGTTGTCGGCGCGCCTCAAGGCGGTCAAGCTCGCGGGCCTGACCGCCGACAACACCAACTGACACACATCCCCTTCTCTTGACAGGAGATTCACTATGGCTGGCATCAATGAAATGGCAACCACGTACAATTGCCCGAACTACGTCGGCGAGATCTTCGCTGCGTCCCCGGAGGACACGCCCCTGCTGTCCTCGATTGGCGGTCTGACTGGCGGCGAGTCCGTCGAGTCGACGACCTTCGGCTGGCAGGTCACGGACCTGCGCGACGCTGCCGACAATCGTCAGCGCGTCGAGGGCGCGGACGCGACCGCGTTCGAGACCCGCACTCGCACGAACGTCGAGAATGTGCTGGAAATCCACCAGGAAGCCGTCTCTGTCTCGTACACGAAGATGGGCGCCCGTCGCCAGTACGGCCCGACCGGCACAGCCGTGCAGCTGGGTTCGACCACGCTGCCCGCCGACGAGCTCGCCGAGCAGCTGCAGGCGCAGATCAAGCAGATCGCCCGAGACGTCGAAAAGACGTTCATCACCGGCACATATGCGAAGCCGACCACGAACGCGCAGCCCCGCAAGACGCGCGGCCTGCTGCAGGCCGTCACGACCAACGTCGCGACGACCACGCACAAGGCCAGCGAGCTGACCGCAGACGATGTCCTCGACCTGATTCAGAAGGTCTGGGACGGCGGCGGCGTCCAGGAGACCGAGACCCGCACGATCATCGTCAACTCGACGCTCAAGCGCGCTCTTACCCGACTGTTCGTCAAGGACGGCTTCAAGCAGGAAGATCGCAACGTCGGAGGCGTCAACCTCAAGAAGCTGGAAACCGACTTCGGAAGTTTCAACATCATGATGAATCGCTACATGCCGGCGACGAAGCTCGCGGTCGTCTCCCTCGAGCAGCTCGCCCCGGCTTTCCTCGAGGTGCCTGGCAAGGGCCATTTCTTCGCCGAGCCGCTGTCCAAGACCGGCGCATCCGAGAAGGTGCAGCTGTACGGCGAGATCGGCCTCAAGTACGGCAACGAGAAGGCGCACGGCGTCCTGACTGTGGCGGCGGGCTGATCGACATGGCGAAGAAGAAGATTGACATGGTGACTCTGCGCTGCGACGCGATCCCGACCCTGCTCATCACGACCCCGCACGTGCAGTTCGAGGACGGCCTGGCGACCGTCACGGCCGCTGACGCCGAGATCATCCTCGACGTCCTCGGCGACGACTTCGGCATCACCGGCGCGGACGGCGACACGCAGCCCGAACCGGCCCCCGAGGCCGCCGCTGACGCGGGGGACGCGCCCACCGACTAGCAGCTAGGAGGCTGAGCATGGCACCAGCGGATGACCCGCTCGAAGTCAAGATCGCAGCCTTCCGAGAGCGATACGGTCCAAGCGAGGAGAGCGCAGTCGGCCAGCAGGTCGTCGAGACGGCGCTCGCACGAGCATCGCGTATCGTCCGCGACGAGCTCGCCGCCGACAAGATCGACCTAGCCGCCGCGCTCGCGGACGGAGCGATCCGGCGCGACTCGTATGAGGATGTCGTGTGCGACATGGTGCGGTATTCGATCCGTCAGCAGGTGGATGGCTTCGCATACGGTGCGACGCAGTCGACGGTCACGGGTGGGCCTTACAGTCAGTCGTCGACGTTTAGCGCGCCGGTGGGGTCGATGAGTTTCACGCGGGTTCATCGGCGCAGGCTCGGTGTCCGGCTGAGTCGCTTCGCGTCTGTCCGGACGATTGGGGGACGGCCGTGATTGTCGGTGAGACTATCCAGCTCAAGGTCAGACAGTCTGGTGCGCGCGACAAGTTTGGTAACGAGCGCGTCGAATACCGTCCGGCGATCTCTGTGAGAAACGTTCTGGTGGCTCCGTCCTCGTCGCAGGACTTGGGGGCGGAGCGCCCGGACGGTGACGCGACGGTCATGACGTTTCACTTCCCGAAAAGCTACATCGGGCAGCTCAAAGGCTGTCTGATTGGGTGGGGCGGCGCGTGGTGGGAAGTCGTCGGTGATCCTCGGCCGTACAGCGGGACATCAACGCCTGGCGTGTGGAATCGGCCGGTGCAGGCCCGTCTCGTGGAGGGGTGACATCGTGAAAATCAAGATCGATAACGCAGCTCTCCGCGAGCTGACGACGCCGATGATCGAGTCCGCTGTGGAGCGGATCGCGGTCGCGGCGGGCAAGGGCTTCGAGCCGTCTGTCCAGCAGGGTAAGACGAGGCCGCACGGCATCGTCAAGGCCACGACGTTAAAGGCTCGCCGTGACAACGCCAGGCGCAACGTGCTGTTGAAGGCGCTGAATGCGGGGCGCATATGACGTCGTCGACAGCCGCGCTCATCGCCTACTTGACGCGGAAGTTCCCGGGCACGTCAGTCTCGAATCGTGTGCCGCAGGATCGGCCCAAGAAGTTCGTCACGGTCGAGCGCACGGGCGGGCAACGCACACACCTGTGGGATTCCCCAATGTTCGCGGTGCAAGCCTGGGCTGCGACGGAGGCTGAGGCGTCTGCGCTTGCTGATGAGATCGCTGACGCGATCTTGGACTGGCAGCGCGAAGCAATCGTCGCGTACTCCGACGTTCGTTCGGTGTACGCCTTCCCGGACCCGGATGCTCGGGTTCCGCGTTTTCAACTGACGGTGAGTGCCATCTTGGCGCTCGCCTGATTCTTTACTCTTGACAGGAGAGTCATATGGCAGAACAGAATTCTGCGCTTGTTACTGCGGCTAAGCCGCAGAAGGGCGGCGCGTTTTTCGCCGCTCCGCTGGGCACCCCGATTCCCGCTGATGCGACGACTGCGCTCAACACGGCGTTCGTGAAGCTGGGCTACCTCTCGGAGGATGGGTTCGAGAATCCCATCGTGACCGAGTCCAGCGACATGAAGGCTTTTGGCGGCGACGTCGTCCTGACGCAGCAGACTGGGTACAAGGAGACGTTCAAGACGAAGCTCCTGCAGGCGCTCGATCCTGACGTCTTGCGCGAGGTGTTCGGGCAGGAGAACGTGACCCAGCAGGGCGGAGCGGACAAGCCGATCACGGTGCGTCACAACTCGAAGATCCTGCCGCGCCGAGTACTGGTGTTCGAAGTGCTCCTAACGGGCGGTCTCGTCAAGCGAATCGTCGTCCCGGAGGGCCAGCTCACTGAGCGCGGCTCTACCGTCTACAAGGACGGCGAGGCGGTGGGTTACGAGGTGACCTTCGCCGCGTATCCGTCCGCGAAGATTGAGGGCGACTGCGCTCGCGAGTACATCGCGAAGGCCAGTCCGCTGCCTGCCTGATCGGCGGCACACATTCGTGGAAGAGGGCCGGAGCCTGCCTGACTACCATCCCGGGGCGCAGGCAGGGTCGCGCCCCGGCCCTCTTCCATCCCATTCAATTTAGGCGCGACAAAGACTCACAGACTTAGAAAGGTTGAGCGCGATGACTTTTTACAACCAGATGGTGCCCGGCAACCCCGACGACGTTGAGACCGGTGCAGTCCCGCCGCACAGCGACATCGAGATCGAGTGGCACGGCGGACCGCGCGAGCAGGGCGGATACGCTGTCGCTCGTCACCCTGACGGCAGCGCATTGCCGATGACCGGCGAAGAGATGCTCGAGCGCGTGAGCGGAATCCTCGGAGTGTCTGAGCAGGAGCTGGCAGCTGCTGCAGGTGTCTCGAAGTCGGAGCCGGGGAAGCCTGTCAAGTCTTATCAGGGGACGGTCAGGAATGACCTGCAGGGGATGCGCGCGATCACGGTCGAGGGCGTGCAGCTGATGGTCGATCCGGCCGTTTTCGACGACTTCGAGCTGCTCGAGTCGCTCGCAGAGATTCAGCGCGGCGACATCCTCGCGCTGCCGACTGTGTTCCGCGCGGTCGCGGGCGACAAGGCGCAGGAGCTGCTCGACGCTATCAGAGGCGAGAATGGCCGAGTCACGGCGACCGCCGCGACGGAGACGCTCGTCCAGATCATGAGCGAGCTGGCCCCAAAAGCCTGACCCTCGCCGCGATACTGACGCACGCGCCCGATGAGCTGGAGGCGGACTTCCTCCGGTTCTTCGGGCGCGGCCCGCGTCAGATGCCAGCCCGGCAGGCCGCGCGCCTCGCATCCGTCGTCATCAAGCAGACGGAATCCTGGGCCTTGCGTGCAATCGACCAAGAGTGGCAGTGGCGATCGCTCGATACGCACCTCGCTGCGATTCAGGCGGACTCGCTGCGCTGGCTCCAGTGGGCAAAAACAGAGAACGCGCAGAAGGGCCGGGGCGCTCCGCCGCCGATCCCACGCCCGGGAACGCGAGTTGAAATCGACACAATGCCCGACACGGACTGGATCGACCAGCAGCTAGGCGCTGCGCGTGAGCCAGTTGAAAACTAGATAAGGAGAGGGCATGGCCGAAGGCGTTTCCCTAGGCACAGCTTGGATTGACGTCGTCCCGAGCTTCAAGGGCTTGAAGAAGCGGATCGAGGAAGAGCTCGGAGCGCTCGGGACAAGCGCAGTAACTGAGGCATCGGAGTCCTGGGGCTCGAAGATTGGACAGTCGCTCTCGAAGCACATCGGCGGTGCCCTCTCATCAATCGGTAAGCTCGGCCTCGGTGGCGTCGCCGCAGCGGTCGGCGGCGTCACGGCCGCGCTCACGGCGCAGATCCCCGCGGCAATCGCCGCGTCCGATGCGACCGACAAGTTCAAGAAGACGCTCGAATTCGCGGGCGTTGACCCGGCGCGTATCAAGCAGCTGACCGCAGCAGCGCAGGCGTACGCTGACCAGACAGTCTACGACCTCTCCGACATTCAGTCGGTGACGGCACAGCTTGCCGCGAACGGCGTCAAGGACTTCGACAAGATGGCCGAAGCGGCAGGCAACGTCAACGCCATCGCGGGCGGCACGAAAGAGACTTTCAAGCAGGTCGCGCTCGCACTCGTGCAGATCAACGGCGCGGGTAAGCTCACGACGCAGGACTGGAATCAGATTGCCGCCGCCATTCCCGGCGCATCGGGCAAACTGCAGGAAGCCCTCAAAGCTAACGCCGCGTTCACTGGTAACTTCCGCGATGCGATGAGCCAAGGTCAGATCACGGCCGAGGAATTCAACCAGGCACTCATGGACCTTGGCTTCGCAGACGTCGCTGAGCAAGCCGCGAAGTCCGCGTCAACTTTTGAGGGTGCGTGGGGCAACCTCGAAGCCGCCGTCGAGAAAGGCCTCGTCGCCTCCCTCGACAAGGTCAAAGAGCCGCTGACCGACATCATCAACGCGGTCGGCGAGCAGGCAGGCCCCGCATTTGACAGCGCCGGAAAATACGTCGATATCCTCGCCGGAAAGCTCCGTCCCTTCGCCGACGCCATGAAGGACGGCACGCTAACTCTCGAGGACATCGCAAAGGCCCTCGGAGAAGCGACCGGAGGTTTCGCTGCGCTCGCGGGCGCGGGTGCGCTGCTGGCGGATCCGTCGCTGATTATCGGGGCGTTTGACGCGCTGCCGTCGCCGGGTGTGCTCGTGGAGAAGTTCTCGGGCCTGGGTGGTGCGGTGAAGGAGGGCGCGGGTAAGGTGTTCGCGCCTGCGGTTGAGGCGGTCGGCATGCATGCGGCGAGCCTCGGTACTGCGCTCAAGGCTGGCGCCGGTGAGGCGGCGTCGAATGTATCCACTGCGATTGGTGAGAAGCTGGCGGGCTTCGGTCGCGTAATCCGCGAGGGCGCCGACAAGCATATCGGCCCCGCTTTCGGGGCTCTCGGAGAGAAGCTCTCGGGTGTCGGCGGAATCGTCAAGGAGGGAGCGGGGAAGGCGCTCGGCCCGGCTGTGGAGGCGATGCGTGGGCTCGGCCCGAAGATGGGGCAGGCGCTGGCAGGAGCGGCTAGCCCGATTGGCTCAGCGGTCGAGGGACTGATCGGGCAGGTCGGGATGTTCCTGAATCCTGCGCGCTTCGGCAAGGTGCTGGCATTCGGCGGGCTCATCACTGCGGCGGTTGCCGGCATCGGCGCGCTGGTGCAGGCATCGGGCGGTGAGCTAACGACTCAGATCCAGACGATGATCTCGGACATGATCCTGAAAGTCTCGGAGTACGGCTCAGAGCTGGTATCGAATGCTCCGCAGCTGATCGCGTCGGGCGCCGAGGCTGTCAAGACGCTGATCACTGGCATCACGAACGGGCTGCCGGTCTTGCTAAATATGGCCGGTCAGATCATCGAGTCTTTCGTCGACGCTTTCGGGGATTGGCTTCCGCAGCTGATTCCAGCTGCAGCGCAGATGATCGTCGCGCTCGTGCAGGGCCTTGTCGGCATGCTGCCGCAGCTGATCAGTGCGGGCGTTGACCTGATCAATGGCCTGACGGCCGGTCTGACGGCAGCGATCCCGGTGCTGCTCGAAGCGCTGCCGGGCATCATCACCTCGCTGCTCGACGCGCTCTCGAAGGGCATCCCGCAGTTGATTCAGGCGGGCGCTGGCCTGCTCACGGGCCTCATCAGCGGCATCGTGCAGGCGATCCCGACGCTGGCGGCGGCGCTCCCGCAGATCGTGACGACGTTGGTCACGACTATCGTGCAGGCGCTTCCGCAGCTGATTCAGGCGGGCGTGCAGGTGCTGCAGGCGCTGATCACTGGTCTGCAGACGGCGCTTCCGGCGCTGATTGAGATGCTGCCGCAGATCCTCGCGACGGTCGTAACGACGATCGTGGAGAATCTGCCGCTGATCATTGAGGCTGGAATCACGCTGCTGACGACGCTGATCAACGGCATCCTCGAAGCACTGCCGAAGCTGATCGATATGCTGCCGCAGATCATCAACACGATCGTCACGACACTGGTAACGAACCTCCCAATGATCATCAGCGCTGGCGTGCAGCTATTAGTCGGTGTCATCAGTGGAATCGTGCAGGCGATCCCGCAGCTGATCGCGATGCTGCCGCAGATCATCACGACGATCGTCACGGTACTCGTGCAGAATCTCCCGGTGATCCTCAACGTCGGCGTGCAGATCCTGACGGGTCTGATCGACGGCATCGTGCAGTCCCTGCCGGCACTCAAGAGCATCATCTGGGACGTCCCGCAGCAGATTATGAGCGTCCTGTCCAGTGTGCCGTCAATGATGTTCTCGTCAGGCAAGAAGATCATTCAGGGGCTGATCGAGGGAATTAAGTCGATGGTAGGTGCGGCGGTGGGCGCGGTCTCGGACCTGCTCAGCAACGTCCGGAAGTACTTGCCGTTCTCACCGGCAAAGAAGGGGCCGTTCTCCGGCCACGGCTGGACACTGTATTCAGGACGCTCGATTGTCGAGGCGTTGGCTGAGGGCGCAGCCCAGCGCGCACCGCTGTTCGAGTCTGCGATCAGGGACACGATCGCGGCAGGCCAGGAGCAGCTCGCGGCGCTGGAATCCAGCTCGTTAAGTCTGACGGCTGGATTAGGCGTTGTCTCGGGCGCGTCGCGGCAGGAGTCGCTGCCGTCGTATCTAGTCGTGCGCGACAGCGACGACAAGCTGGTCGGGCGCATGCGCGTCGAGGCGTCAGGGGTCATCTCATCGAGCCTGGCTCCGGCGTCGCGCGGCGCAATGCGCAGTCTGATCGGGTTCTAAAGAGGGGGGAAGAAACGTGGCGATTCAATGGTCAGCATCGTCCGGCTACATGTCGGTCGGTGTCGAGATGTGGTACACGGGCGACCCGCACCAGGGATACGTCGAGGTGTACGCGCAGTTCTGGCTAAGGTCAGATGGCTACGGCCATAACTTCACGGCGTCGACCTCCTGGTGGGGCAACGTCGGTGAGGGAACAGAGGATGTCTCGTTCTCATCTCCGCGTGGCGCGACCGTGTATAAGGACATGGGCACGTCGCATTGGCGCGAAGACCTCCTGCCAAACCAAGCGCGTTCGGTTGGCGTCGGGTACTCGCTGGGGCCGATCTGGAACGGTGGGCGTCCGGCGCTGCAGGCGTGGCTTACGCTGCCTGCGCGTCCGGCGAAGCCTCCGACAGCGCCGTCATACTGTCAGGCAGTACTCCTGCCGGATGGGAAGTCGGTGTCGGTGTCGTGGCCAGCAGCGACGCCGGCGGATTCGTCCTCACCGATCCGGTCGTACGTGGTTGAACGGTGGGACGCCTACGCAGATAGCCAGTCCGGCCCGTGGTTGCCGCGCGAGTGGCATGTCGTGACATGGGTGAACGTTGAGGGAAGCACCGCCCCGTCATTCAACGTGATTGATGATCGCGCGGTGTACCCGAACGACAGGTTCTGGTACAGGGTCTATGCGTCCCCGGTCATCCCAACTCGCGTGCGGGACGTATCGGACTTCGTGCCGGGGCCGGCATCCCCGATGTCGACTGGTGTCTCCACGCGCCCGAATCCAGTCAAGGAGCTGACGGCGTCCAAGACCAAGGACGGGAAAATCCGCATCTCGTGGACACCGACTTTCCCGTATCCACAGGATGCTACTGTCGAGATCTACGACGGCGACGACAAGGTCGGCACAGTACGGGCCGACGCGGACGGCTGGGTCCACACAAGCGCCGATCTCCAAGTGCCGCACACGTACTACGCGTATGTCAAGACGGATGCTCTTGAGTCGAAGCGGTCGGCACCATCAAACACTATCCAGGTGCTCCAAAAGCCAGGCATCCCGGGAGTCCGCAAGCCCGGGGCCTACGCTCCAGTTGGACAGGTCATGGTCGCATGGTCTCACACGTCGATTGATGAGACCTGGCAGGAAGCAGCGGAGATCCGCTACGCGCGGGTGACAACCGAGGTCGGCAACACTCCATCGTGGACAACAGTGAGTGTCTCCGGCGCCGTTCAGGAAAAGACTGTGGACCTCCCGGCTGGGGTTTACACCTATCAGATCCGCACGCGGGGCCAGTTCCGGGAGTATTCGGAATGGTCGCCGGCCAGGCGAACGACGGTCGCGTATGCGCCGGTGGTCGCGCTCGCGCCCAACGCGAATATGCTGGACAAGTCGGTGTTCGAGGGTGCGATCTCGGTGTCGCACATGCAAGGCTCGTCGACGACGATCAGCACTGTCGTCGCAGAGCTCCTCAGCGCCGACATGCAGACCATCGAGCAGATCTCCGGGGACACGAGTGTCATCAGGGCAATCCCGTCATTCTCCCACGCGGCCCTGAAATTCAATGCTCGCCTCGAGAACAAGACGGCGTACGTGGTCCGCATCGCCCTCACGGACGGCTTCGGGCTCACGACCAGCGTGGAGCGTCGTTACAACATCGAGTACCCGACGCCGCCTCAGCCGATCGTCACGGCTGAGTGGGAGGAGTCAGAGGGAGACATGCTCATCTCCATCGCGTCTCCATCGATCCCGGCCGGAGCCAAGACTCCGCCAACCGTCGAGACACGCCTCGAGCGCTCAATCGACGGCGGCTCCACATGGAAACTCGTCGCCGATCGTCTCCCCCCGTCCACGATGTACCGCGACAGGGAATGCCTGACGAACGGAGTCACAAAGTACCGGGTGACCGCAACAAGCGCCATGCCGTCATCGTCCGTAACGATCGTCGACGCGCTCGCGGACTCACAGGCGGTTTGGCTGAGTGCGGGTCAGGGGTTCTCGCGCGTGGCTCGCCTAGCGTGGGATCCGGCGACCGGAGCGTCGATGGGGTTGGTGAACCGGGAGGTCAAACACTTCGCTGGGAGGGATCTTGGCGTGGAAATGTCGGGTACGCAGCGGCAGCGTGTGGTGACGGTCTCGGCGACGCTGGTGGACGCTTCGGAGAGGGAACGTCGGGCGGTCGAGGATCTGGCATTCATGCCGGCACCGTTCATGTACCGCGATCCCCTAGGGAGGCTGTTCTACGGCTCACTCTCAGATGTGCAGCTTGATCGGAGCGTCGGAGGAATCTGGCGCATGTCAGCAAAACTGACGGAGGTGGGGCATGAGTGAGATGTGGGGGAATCGGCAGGCAGAGTTCAGAGTGATGCTGACCAGCCTGGCCGGCGAGGACATCGGTTTACTTGACGGCGTCGAGTCCGGGTCTATCACCCTGTCCTCGACCACTCGCCTGCGCGCCTCGGGGACCCTCAACGTCATTGATACGGGCCAAGAGATTAATTGGTTACGCACGCACGCACGTGTCGACTATGTCCCCCAGGGGATGGAGGGCTGGTCGGTGGGGACGTTCGTGATGAGTGCGCCGCACCGGACCGTGGAGGAGCACCGTGTGGTTTATGACGTGGAGCTACAGGGTCTACTCGCCTACCCCGACCGTGCTGTCCTCAAGGAGGTGACGCACCATGACGGCTCGGGCGCCCAGCACCTGCTTAAGTCACTCTTCAGGAAATTTAGGCGTGTCCCGTCGACGATAGAGTTCCCAACGTTCCCTCTCAAGGAAAGCGTGTGGGACGCGGGCACCTCAGTGCTCACCGTCATCAACGAGGTGCTCAATGCGGGCGGCTACGCTGCACTCACAACGGACGGGCGCGGAACGCTGAACGTCAGCAAGTACATCCGACCGTCCCTGCGCCCTGTCAGATACCGCTTCGTTGAAGGAAGCAAGGCGATTCACTCAGCATCGTGGACGATCGACAGAGACATCTTCACTGTGCCGAATGTCGTAATCTGCGTAGGAACAGGAGGGACTGGCAGTCAGCAGATGGCCGGCCAATCCCCACCGCCCCTCGTGGGGAGAGCCGAGAACCGCAATCAGCATGACCCATTCTCGATCCAAAACCGAGGGGAGGTAGCGTACATCGAAACAGGCGTGCAGGCAGCATCACAGGAGATCATCGACGAGATCGCGCACAGGATTCTCCAGGAGAGAGCAGCCCCCGCCGCGTCTCTGGTTATCGAGCACATGCCAGTTCCTATCTCACCAGGAGACGTCGTCGAGTTTGTCTCGCAAGGAACGCGAATGCACTGCGTCGTTCAGCAGATGGAGTACAAGCTCTCTCCAACTGCGCTGGTGAAAACTACGATGAAGGAGATCCGAGAGTGAACAAGAGCATTGAGTATCTCACGCAGGTCGTGGCAGACCTGCGGAAACGTCTGGACGCACAACCCACCTACAGGTGGGGGACCGTGAAAACGACACTGGTAGCGGGTCCAACCGGATTCGTCCCGCGCTTCGAGGCACGACTCGACGGTATGGGAGAGACACTCTACTACGTTGACGACAGCCTGCTGACAACGAGAGTCGCCCCCGGAGACCGGGTGCTCGTGCAAATCCACCAGGGCGTCATGGTTGCGCTCGCGCACACACGCTCCAGCATTGACGCATACGTCACGCCGGGCGGCGGAGATACTGGGACGCAGGGACCACAGGGACCCCAGGGCGAGCCTGGGCCACCAGGCCCGAAAGGGGAAACTGGCCCGAAAGGGGAAACCGGCCCGAAAGGAGACACGGGAGAGCCAGGGCCCCGCGGGGAAAAAGGCGACCCCGGAGAGGCAATCACAGTCGTCACTCCCGCCGGCGTCATCTCGGCCTACGCGGGCAAGACGGCACCCTCCGGATGGCTCATGTGTGACGGGAAAGAGTACGACCGTCGCACATATCCGGAGCTCGCAAAGGTTTTCGGTAACGGATTCAGGTTTCGTGTGCCGGACCTGCGCGGCCGCTTCGTGCTTGGCGCGTCGTCGGCGCATCCTGCTGGCGAGCAAGGCGGCGAGGAAAAGCACACGATGACGACGGCTGAGATGCCGCGCCACCAGCACCAGATCGGCGGCGAATCCGGTTATTGGGGCGGCGGCGCAGGCATCTACCAGACGGACTTCTCGGGCGGCAATCGCTGGATGGGCATCGCCAACTTCGGCGACGGTTATCTCGACCGCGCAGTAGCCAAGGCCGAAGGCCAGTCGCAGCCGTTCAACATCATGCCGCCGTATGTCGCGATGAATTTCATCATCAAGACCTGACAGACCAAAGCCTGGCCTGCCACAAACCAGCCCCGACCACCGCACCTGGTGGCCGGGGCTTCCTACACCCACTGAAAGGACTCAGCATGGCACCCGATCTACAGACGATGCCTGAAACCAAGGCCCAGGAGGACGAGCTGCTCGGCCTCCTGACAGAACGCAATCTCACCCAGCGCGAGGGAGGCCAGGCGTGACCACCTCTCCCAATGATCCCCGCGTCGTCGCAGCCGTCGACACTGCCCTGCGCGCCATGCTCGCCGAGGTCGGCAACGTAGGCGGCGACAAGTACTGGGACGCAGTCGGCAAGCCCGACTTCCACGGCTACGCCTGGTGCGGAGCCTTCCAGGTCTGGGGCTTCCTGCAGGCCGGCGTCACCCTCATGAACGCCGCGTGGTGGTACTACGTCCCGTACATCAAGAACTTCGCGCAGAACATCGGCGCATGGTGCGATGAATCGGGCTACGGCCGTCAGGCGATCTACGAGTGGCACGGTGACGGCATAGCCGATCACGTCGGCGCTTCCTGGCCTGACCCCACCGCTACGCTCTTCCGCGCCGTCGAGGGCAATACAAGCATGGGCGGCTCCCAGGACAACGGCAACGGCGTCCTCGTCAAGTACAGGTACGACGAGGACATCCTCGGCTGGGTTGACATGCACAAGGTGCTTGCATGGATGATCGACAACGGCCGCTGGGACGGCGGCAGCGCATCAGCCGCAGCCGGAACGGGATACACCGACATCACAGCACTCCAACGCGCAGTCGGCGCAGACCCCGACAACGTCCTCGGCCCCGACACGCGCCAGCGCATCCTCGCCGTCGCCGCCGCATCCACCTGGGGTGGAAACTTCTTCCCCTTCGGCATCGAATACACGCAGAGCATCGTCGGCACCGTCGTCGACGGCATCTGGGGCGAAAACTCCGAAGCCGCACACGACACCACAGTCGGCCGCATCCAGGCCGCAGTCGGCGCATACCAGGACGAAATCTACGGCGCAGCAACCAACTCCGCCGTCAGCATCGCGCTCGCGGGCGCAGAGACAGCGTGAGAAGGAGACAGAAGTGAATCAGAGTGACATTCTGCTCGGCTTGCAGTCAGATCCGTTCGTGACGTCGGTCCTCATCGGCATCGTGTGGCCGCTAATCCAAGCGGCGCTTGATCGCCCGTACTGGACGCGCCAGCGTCGAGTCTGGCTGCTGGTCGCCGTCGCGGTCGTCGTGACGGCAGGCGTCTGGGTATCGGGATCGTACCCGGCCACCTGGAAGCTCATCATCTCGCAGGCGGCGGTGTTCCTCGGCGTCGCCTGGACCGTGTATCAGATCCTCTCGGGGATCAAGATCGGCGGCGTGAGCATCATCGATTGGGCGGGCGCCATCACTCCGGGCGGCGAGACAATTGACGACGTGCGATCAAGCGCGGACGAGGCGGTGACGCGCAGCGACTCAGGCGGTGAGACGCAGTCGTGAGCGGCATCATCTCCGATCCGAAGATCGTCGAGGCCACAAACGGCCTCATCGCAATCCTCTTAGCTGGCATTGGCGGTGTCGTCGCAATGTGGTTTGCTCGCCTCAAGGCGAGCATGGAAGCGCATATGCAGCGCGTCACCAAGGCCGCAGAGGAAGCGAAGAAGGCCGCACAGTCCGCTGACGCGCAGGTCAGCAACGATCACGCGACGAACTTCCGTGACGACCTCGACGAAGTTCGCGACGCAGTCAAGGCTGTCAACGAAAAAGTCGGGGCGCTCGCCGTCTTACCCGAGCAATTCGAGGGCCTCTCGTCGACGGTCGACCACGTCGCCTCAACGCTCGAGAATCACGGTGCGAGCCTGTCGGACATGAAGGAGAGGATCGACAGGATCGATGAGCGCGGCAGCAGGATGGCCGCTGAGATACACGATGAGCGCACAGCGCGCGAGTCGGCTCAGCGGATGATCGACGCACACGCTCATGACACCCATCGCTCGATCTACGAGCGGATTGAAGCGCTGGAATCGCGTGTCAACGCATGAAAGACCCCCACCTGCCTCTTCGGCAGGTGGGGGTCTTTCGTTGTACCCGCCCTGTACCCATGCACTCAGCTAATCGGCGCTAGATCAAGGACAGATAGGAATAAGTGGAGATGGGGGGAATCGAACCCCCGTCCAGCAGCCGGCCCCGAATTCTTCTCCGAGCGCAGTCTACGGTTTTATTTCTCAGCCCCCA